GCGCTGTCGGGGATTCGGGTCGATATGCGCTTTAATCGTGTGTCTGCCAATCACCCAGGCGTTTACCCAGTATTCCAGGTCAGCATCGGGAATTTGCTTCTTGGTGAAGCCCTTATCCAGTAACAGCTGGCCTTGTACCGGCCCATGCCACTCCAGGGTGTCGATTAATTCGGATTTGTTTTCGTAGGGATTTTCTTTCTCTTCGAGTTCAGAACGTTCATGCTCCAACTCTTCCAGCCAGTCCGTGTAACCTGAATTATAGTCACGGAGTACCTCACGGATGGCGTCTTCGTCATAACCTGGTAATCCAATGAGGTTGTTGAGGTCGGTCCTTGAGAGCTTGATACGCTCTATTACTGCACCATCCTGGATGGCTGCAACACCCGGGTCCATGTAGATATCAAATGGCGCAACCCGCTTCCAGCACAGTTTAGGTACCTGTTTTGAGGTTATCTCACCATTTACCCACTTATTTTGCTGCTCCATCTGAACAAATGGCCCTTTGATGCAAGCAAACGGGTATATCGGCAGGTCAATCAAAAATTCATGAAGTGCGGTATAGAACCCACCTTCGACCAACACATCCTGCATTTTCTTCTCTGAACGCTTAGCTGCGTCCTTAGCCTGCTTGATGCCGGCACGATATGCCGCGTCTTTTAGCTGGGCTGTGCGCTGGGTTATCGCATTTTGGTCCACCCCCATGCCCCGTTCTTGCATAGACTGAATCTCAGTGTCGACCAGCTCTTTTATGCTGGCATCGATATCTTCTGGGAGGTCTGGTACGGGGGTTGGCTTGATATGCCAGGGTTGGTCTGAGGATAAAAAGATGTCACGTAGCATAGCCGTAGCGCCGCGACACTTAACAGAAGTAATTCTCGAGAATACTTCTGAACCGCCAAACTGTTTTATTTCTGCTAGCTTGGTCGGGTTGTACTCGCCATTATACGTACGTAAGGCGGTAAGGTAGCGTTCGTCGAGGTTCTGCTCGCGACGGTGCTGTTTAAAGTCGTAATATTTCTGGCCGATATGAGCGGCCAGGTCGTTAATCGCTTCCTCGGACCCGGTATCTATAGCGTCAGTAACTTCTTGGGCATCCTGTTCCTGGAGCTCACCTTCGCTGACGACTCGCATTAGTCCTGAGGGCATGTGTACACTCTTAAGTGGGTATTTCCTCAGATTGTCCCGCAACAGGGTCAGGGTGTCAAGCGGTTATTATGTCCAGGCGCCTACAGCCATGGGTGGTTTGCGTACATATTCCTCAGCGCGGATTTCCCGGCCGGTCAGAGAATTAGTAATTCCGAGCGCCAGATACTGCAGCCCATCGCACAAGTCTGATGCCGGGTGGTTCTTCTCAGGCGTCTCGTCAAGCATCTTACTGGTCTTATTCCGTTTGTACTTGTAGTCGTGTTTTAAGGCACGGACTAACTCTGTGCACGTAGAGGAATTTATCAGTATGGCCGCCTTACCCCCGATATTGGCCAGGAACAGTTTCTCCACAGCACGCAGGCGTGGGTCAATATTGTTGGTGCTTGCGAGCCTGGCCGAGAACCCCATGCGTTTTATGGCATCGAGGACTGACTCCTCCCCTATCTGGCTCCGCTGCTTGCCGGCCGGGTCAATAATTGCGTATATCGGGGCATTACCAAACCGGTCTGCTATCAACGGGCGGAGTATGGTGCTGATGAAGTTCTCCATGCCCATACCTTCAGCATGTGCCTCAGCGTGTATTAATACTCGTCCCCAGGCGTCGAGCTGTCCAATGATGGCGGCTGGATGTCTTCCAGTGTCAAGCCCGATGACCAGTGGTTTTCCTGGTATGTAGTTGAGATTATCTGTGAGATGAAATTCGGGCACAAACGACTTCTTAAAAACGGCCGAACCGGCCAGCGAAGCGCTAATGTGGTTATCAATGTACTGGTCCACCCAGTCGTCAGTGTTGGACTCCACCATGTCTTCATAGTAGGTTTCAGGTAAGTTCTCAATGTTTTCAGCATTCGGCTCGCGACCTCCCGGCTGTATGTGATAACCCCAATTTTTCGGACGTGCCAGTTCTAACAACTCATACCACGGCGAGTCCTCTGAGAAACTATTTGTTTCCGCAATAATCCCATGAAACGTCGCCCCACCATGTATCTTCGATGGAAACCGCCCGCACCGCGAATACACAGCCTGCACAATTTCGGGTGATATCTCACGAAACTCCGATATCCACCCCATCGTAATTTCGAAACTGAGTAACTTGTTGATGTTGTCTTCGGTGTCGATGGAGAACAGGTACCACTCGCTATGTACATCATTCACCTCAATGGTTATCTTATTTTCACTGACCTTATACGTCATAAAGTCCCGGAACAACCCACGTATGGTCTCAAGACAGGTGGTGCGCAGCTGCGGCAACGTATTACGTACAACCACCATCCTCGTGCGCCGCACCCCGTCCTCATCCGGCTCCTGCTCACAAGCCCTGCGAAATAACTCCATCGCACAGGCAGTCGACTTCGCACTACCAATCGGCCCACGTATGAACCTAAGGCGCGAGTCGTCCATCATAAAATCATCAAGCGTAGGCGGGGGGTCGTAGGTAAATACCGAGGCTTTACTCATCTTCCGATTCCACCACAGCACCCTCTACAGTAATAGGCGCTCGGCCTTGCGATTTCCCGATGTTAATTACAATGGAGTGTTTGGCACCTGAGCCCTCACTGTGGTCCTTGACCGGGGCAAGCTCGCCCATGGTACTCAAGTGCTTGTGGGCTTCAATCCTGTTGGCAGGAGGAGCAGTCTTGTCTTTAACGATGCCGTAGATATCCAGAATGCCGTCGTCTGCAGCCATCCGGCACTTTCGGGCAAACAGCGCTTTCGCGCCATCTTCAGTGGCCCACTCAGATTTGGCTAGTTTGTATGCTCGCTTAAACCGGTCAGTTTTAGCCAGTAGACGGAAGTCTTTCTGCTTGATGCCATATTTGGCAAGGATTTCTTTGGGTGTTTGAAGTTCGGCGGCCATCTCATTGGCCAGGAGGTCATATCTATCACTGAGCAGTGCCGTTGGGTCAACGGCCGCAAGGTCAGGCATTACCGGGGTTGCTATCTGGTTCATCGTTAATTTCGCAGACTTCTACGTTCTCAATCAGTTCGTCTATGGTAACGGTACCATGGTCAGGGGTCTGCATCAAGGGCAGGCTAACCTTGATAAACCGTAGCTCATCATACGTGTAACTGTTAGTCATGATTTCTTTGATGATTTCAGTCTGGCTGGCGTAGGGGCCAAAACTAGTCCAGGTGTAGGTACCTGCCTTCGGGTTACCCCCGGGGGGTGAATCTATAAAGATTCCAAGCAGCATGAAATAGCACGGGGCTTCTACAATCATTTGTCCTCCTGGATTTTCTTAATCTCAGCCTTCACCCAGTGGGTCATGACCTTTCTAACGATTTCAGAAGTCGTCGTATTTTTCCGTTTGGCCAGCTCAGCGATAAGCGGTTTGAGTTTCTTTGGTAAAAACATCGACGTTCTTACCATTTGGCGGTTAGGTCTTGGCATGAGGGGGGTAGGTGCGGTTATGGGTAGTTGTTTATAGGGGTATTGTATATACGTTTTAGAATTTGTCAAGCTGTAGTGATGAGGTCAATAAAAGGCCCCATGGGCGCGCGGTGGGATAGGGGTGGGGGGTAGGGGGTCAGGTAGTAAAATTGTTTCGAATTTCGACTGTTATATGAGGTTAGACAGTAACGCAATGCAATCCTGCTCGACGACGATAGTCTAATCTCCGAGCGTAGGTAAATACCTGCGTGGGACGGCGACCGACTAGCGAGCACACCCGTGCGACCTGACTAACTGCCTGACCATGCACCCGATACCGACGTGGGCAAGTAGAGCATGTGATGTGCCGAAAGCAAAGCGCAACCGATTAAATTCGAGCGTCCGCCACGACTCCATAGATGGAGTGAGTAAGCAACCGAACCGTGCCGCGTAAGTAGGTTAAAAAACATCATCGTATCCACCTAGTCAATCACCTACTCCGTTGCAAGATTTTAGGGAGTCGCGGGTATCGTCGCGCTTAACACTGGTCAGCTTACAATCTCCATCGACCCACGTGGGCAAGATACCCGCTAAACCTTTGGGCGTTTGACTGGTCAGGTGGGTGCGTGAGAACAACGGCGGGCGGTCAAATACCCTAGCAAGTGAATGACTGCCCGCTTCATGGTTTATATCAGCAAGCGTATCAATGGTGGTGCGCTTGTAATGTGAATCATATTGGAGAATATATCATGGCTAAAAAAGCAGAATTGACAATCAAAAACTTCGACGCTCAACTGTCTCGTACAGTGTCAGCTATCAAGAATCAGACCGAGCACGCTCTGCAAGAGTATCTCGTGTTTGGCTTTAAGCATTACCTTGAGAAAGGTGACTCTGGACTGGTGCAGTCCGTAATCAACAAGTGCGTAGGCGTGCCTGCACTCAAGACTCGTACTATGGAAGAGTATGTTATGGCATCGACTGACCTTAAGGTTACGAGTGTCGAAATCAAGAAAGGTAAAAACGCGGGCAAGATGCAGAAAGTGCTCAAGCGTGAGAAGTCAGGTGGTGATATACCACGTGTGTACAATGACCTAGGCATGGTCTGGTGTGACTTCGAGCGTGAAGTCGAAGAGAAGGAATGGGATGATGAGCAAGCTATTAAGAATCTCATCAAGAAATATGAGAAGGAATTGCCTAACATGAAAGGCAAGCGTCAACAGACTGCACTCAAGCGTCTGGTTAGCATCAAGGCTATCATCGGTGACGAGTCACTGACTGAAATCAAGTCAACCAAGAAAGCCGCGTAACATTCAGCCGTCTAACCGTGAGGTGGTTAGGCGGTTACATGGTCGCATCATCTAATGGTGTGACCATGTAACCGTACTGGAGAATTGATATGAAAGATTATACTGTTAAGCACGGAGGTAAGTGCGTAGGTGGTAACGTGCAGTATTCAGGCATGTGGAAAGGTATGCCTGCGAATGGTGGACAACTGTTAGCACAAAGCCGTAGGAATATTAAACAGCGTGAACGTGCCGAGCGTAAGGCTACACGCACACGTACGTGCTCAAGGGACAAGTGGGTAGATGCACATAAGGCACCCGAACCTGAGCGTGAGGCTGTGTACGTGCCTAAGGGTGTAGATGTATTAACCTTTTTGCGCAGTAACGGGCGGGTATAAGGGCAAAAATGAGGTTGATATCCTCTAATGGTGGCTATTGCGTAGTCTACTTGGTTCCAACCCGAGTACTTACTTGTAATCTGGCACATCCTGCACTGGGGGATATATAGTCTCCAATAGTATCTATCTAATCCTATACATAATAATAAGATGCTCGTGAGAAAGCCTTTTTTTAGACTTGGTATAGTTTTGCGCGCAACATGATTTTATACTCTCCTTATAGGGGTACTCCTTTTTGTGTATCGAACCCGGTTGATATTCTTGGGGATTGTGATGCCCCAAGTGTAGGATTGCGAAGAATCCAGTGGGTCTCACGGGTCAGAGGCTAGTAGTTGACAATGTTACTCTCGCCTTGTAACATGCATACACTAAAATCATAACATTTATTAAGAGGACACATACATGACACGAACTAACCGTCGATACCGCAGAGTATCCGAAGCCGAGATTGTCGGACAAAAATATGGAAAACTCACTGCCATAAAAGAAATTGCCCCCGATTGGACCAAGAATCGTGTGTTCCTATGTAAGTGTGATTGTGGCAATGAAACAAATATACAGCTTACTAACCTTAAGAATGGGCGCACTAAATCGTGTGGTTGCCTAAGACAGAAGAGTAAGTACAACCTTAAACCTGGGGATAAATTCGGGCGCCTCACTATCGTTAAACAGGCACCACCTGCCGGCAAGAAGGGTAATTGGTATAAGGCTTGGTATGTAACGTGTGACTGTAACAACTACTGGCAGGCTAAGCCCACACCTGAGGACCCAGACGGCATCCGTGAGTGCAAGAAAGTACGCCAATCGGGATTGATATCAGGCGACACACAATCGTGTGGTTGTTTGCGTGACGAGCGGATAGCCGAAGCCCATGAAGAATACAGACGCTTGTCTGAACAGCAGACAGGTTTATTTCTTGAGCCGCAAGGCGATGATGACACCACTACAGAGGAGAATACAGATGAATCGTAGAAAGACTAACCACAAAAAGTTTAGCGATTGGGGGGCTAGCCGGTTTGGCATAGTCGAACTCGATGTGCCACGTGGTGGCTATGAGTACATACACAAAGGGCGTTTAATTGAGGAGACTGGGTATTGGGACCTCAATAAGCGTAAGTGTCAGAAGATAGCTATCAAATTGTTAGAGACTGAGGGTAAGCATACAGAGCTTGTTGAGGCAATTAAGGCTGCAGCGGTTAAGTATGATGTCAGCCTGCCTGTTTGGCAGACACAATTACTGTACACCATACGTGTGCTGGAGGTTAACGATGAGTTTGCGCAGTAACGGGCACGGTC